TCTACCTCGGGTTTTTGCTCCTCAGCAACCTCTTCTTGAGGTGTTTCTTGAGTGACCTCTTCGATCACTTCTTCGTTTTTTACTTCTTCCATAATATAATATAATAGTTATTTAATAATTTACTGTGCTCCAAAGGCTTCTAAGCCAAATCCACCTCCTATAGTATCATTACCTGCTGATTCAAAGTTTTTAGGTGGTTTCTTAGAGTTTCTTTGGTCGATAAGTTCACTTTGTTGAGAGGCTTGTATTTTTGTTCTCTCATCCTTTCTATCCTCCTTGCTCTTCTCCCTATCCTGCAAGCCCTTAGTCTCTATTCCCTTGAGTTGCATATTGTATTGGAACTCCAACGCCATAAGTTCTTTTTTAGCTAAAACCTCTTGTTGGAGTTTTTGAGCTTCAAACTGCGATTTAGCTTGCTCTAATTGTATTTGCGATTGTGTTACAGCTTGATTTTTTTGCAACTCTATTTGAGCGGCTTGTTGAGCAGATTGAGTGTTGGATTGTGTTTGAGCCTGGATATTCTCCAACTGCATCTGACGATCTCTTTCTAATTTCTTTTTTCTACGTATCTTTAAAAGTTGATTAGCTAGTTTAACGCTTTTTATCTCCCTTAAATCTATGGCATCTTCTAAGTCAATATTCTGCTGTTGCAAAGCCATTTGAATATTATTCTCTAGCATACCCTTCTCTTCTTCATCTGGGGCTAGTTCAATAAATATACCGAAGTCATATAGATGTAACTCTTTAATTTCCTCCAGCGTAGCTACATTGTGAGCACCAATAGCTTGTATGAACGCGTTTTTAGTCGGAGAGTATTCAAGTATATCAGATATCCTTAAAGATAGTTTCTCAGCTGTTTCTGCGGTTAAGAATAATCCAGATTGTAGGATATGCCGCGTAGCTGTATTAGAGTTTGCTGCTGCTAGTTTTTGAACGCCAACCAAAGCGTTTTTGTCTGGCATACTCCCGTCTCTAGCTTCGTTTAATCCGGTGACATCACGGATCATCTGCAAGTAGTAGTTATATGTCTGTATGAGAGACTGTAATTTAGCTCCCTTGCTGCTAGATTGAATTTCTTGAATAGGTACTTTACCTGGATTCATGTCTCCCTCAGAAGTAAAACTCCTACCTATAACACTACCAGTTTGGAAGAACATGTTTAAAGCTTCCTGCGGATTATAATTAGTACCATTACCTAAATCAATCTCAGCTAAACCGTCTGCGTCTAAGTAAACACCGTCTGGGACCATCTTAGCCATAACCTGTTGTAACTTAAGATGAGTCAACTGTATCATATCAGCAAATCCAGTCGTTCTACTTACCAAACTTTCTATTTTACCTTTGTACATTCTAGGAGCCACTAAACTGTAGTTCATTTTAACCTTGTTAAAATCACTCTTAGAACGAATCATGTTTTTAGAAAGTTCCCATTTAAGAAGTTTATCGCAACCTAAAGCCATAACACCTTCATACAACACCTCTAAACTTTTAGCCTCTCTAGTGTAATCTCCGTTTTTATCTTTTGGAGGATTAAATCTATCGTCTTTTCTAATAGCCTTATCGCCTCCGGTGCTTGTTTTTTTAATTTTATATACCTCGTTATTATACGTTTTATAATTAAAATACAGTACGTCAACTAGGTTTTTATCTCCGTTTGATCTATGAGAGTTTCTGTATCTACTCGTTTCTTTGCTTTCGGTAATTTCCTCTATATTCTCTTGAGTCAAGTGAGGGAACTCTCTAACCAATTCGTTAATCGGTATGGTCTTCACTTCCCCAACATAATATATATCGTCGAAATAAGGCGATTCAGTATACGAATAAACCAGATTAGCTGGGTCTACGTATTTAACAACTGCTCCTTCACTTTTGTTAAACTCTGTTTTAGTAGCAGCTATACCAATGTTAGTTAAGTCATAATAAAACCTTCTCTCAGTTAGATCATAATTATTCCCCTGCATTATAGTTTTAATAGCTTGCTCCTCAGCTAGCTCCACGGCTTGCTTGTAGTTAAGCTGCATGTGTATACCTAACTCTTCAGGGGATTCAGGGAGCTCTTCTAAATTGCTAGACGTAATATCCATATCGAAGTCACGTTTAGCTTCTTGGGCAAAAGCCGCCATCTCCATGTCTTGAAGTATATCTTCCATATACTTAGTTCTTTTCTCTACTCCATTAGGAGATTGCGAGTAAGCTTTTATATCATACAGTCTTTCAGATATGCCATTTACCACTATGTCCACGAATTTAGAGATAATAGGTACCGGTGTCCAGTCTAAATTAAGATAAGATAAGTCACCGTTGATAGATAGCTCATCTTTGTACTTCTGAATAGGTTGCTCACCTCTAGCGTATAATCTTAATCTGTGAAAATTATTAGTACTACTTAAGTACTTACTAGAGCTAGAGTCTCGATTAAACCACTCCGCGCTAATAGCCTTCGCAATTTTTTCCCCGTGCTCTACAGAGTTTTTAACGCTATCGCTAACGTTTTGACTTGGGAAATTAACATGTACTGACTCAGCCATATTTTAATTTATTATTTGGGAGTTAAGCCCCTTGTTGTTATATTTAGATATATTTAGGTCTAGCGGTTGTCTTTCTACTTTAACATTGGGCGCATACAAGTGTCTGTTACAAGCCATAATAGCTAAACCAGAACTTATAGACGCGTCATGCTTTGTTCTTTTATTTATATCAAACTTAGCCCAGTCGTTTAGCAACTCGTTAAAATATACTGTTCCGTAATTACCTTCACCCAGATGTCCTACATGATCTTGTATATACATCTCTATAGCTGAGGCATGAGCTTGTTTAATATCCTCACTTGAGTTCGGTATACCACCCACTTCTTTTTCAGCGACTGATAGTTTCTTCCAAGTTTTATCTGGTCTGTTCATGCTGTAACCTCTATAGCCTCTTCGGCGCAAATAATACAGTAATCTTGGTTTGTTGTTCTCTGCTAATATAGGCATTCCGTAAAACACTAACGCCATAAGCATGTCCTCAAAGAATATCTCTGCGGTTTGTGGTCTTGCTATATACTCTAGAAAAAACGTACTCGAAGGCGCGTCTTCCATAGAGAATTTTGTTAATCCATGAAGTGATCCTTTTGATCCCTTGCCATCAACAGTACCGCTAATATCATAACTATCACAGCCAAACGCGCCAATATGATCATTCCCTGGGTACTTAATACCATTCTTTATTATTTGTTTATTCTGCAAATGAGATGGTGGAACCCAACTCACTTTAAATCTTCCTCCTGGGTCTGGATGAAATATCACCTGTGAATCCTTAATTCCATTGACCCAACCAAAACTCCCTGTTGTTGTGTGGGCAGCGTGTCTACTACCTTCGTTGTAGTCTATCTGCTCATATATCTTCATCAGGTTAAAAAGACTGCTTTTGCTCTCATCTCTGAAAGCGTGCTCTGTAGTTCTTGGAAACTGTCGGTAGAATTCGTTTAAAGCATCTTGATCTTCTTTAAGGCCATCAACCTCATTCTCCCAACTATCTACAACCCCAATATCTATCAGTTCACCGTCCGGTCCCAGTCGTTCTCCATCACGTGGATTATCAAAGACTGGAAATCCGAATCCATCAATAAATCCTTCATAGTTCCATTCCATTGGGATAAAGAGAGAATAAAGCCCAGACTTTGTTTGTCCATTACGGTTTCGCTTAGAAACATCTGAGTCATTGTATAATTTTTTAAAGTTACTACCTCCTTTATCTAACGCGTTTGAAGTGGAACCCATAAGGCATTTCCCTACAATTCTACTTCCAAGTCTTAAGCAAGTCTTTGTTACTCGCCAGTTATTTAATATATTATCAGGTCTCTCCCACTTACCACTCTCATCATGCACCAGCAGACTTAGCTTTTCACCATCATAGCTGTTATCACCCGTATTCTTCCAGTCGATCGTTGTATCAAGACCAGCAAGCTCCTCTAGCTTCTCATTACTCTGAATTTTCTTACGAGTAAACTTAGTAGAAGGAACTCGATATGCCAACTCAGATTTTGGACGGTCCA